CAATCATCAGAAGTACCATCTTTTTTTCCACCCAATTTACATGATTTCTTTATGACAGGTTCTGTCATTTTTGGCATCCATGTTTTTATTCTTTCTTCAAACACAAATGTTGCATCTGGTTTTTTTCTTAATTGTGAATATGCTTTATTGATTTTCAACAAGTTAGGTTTACCCTTTTGTTCAATATGCCCATCCATAAAATAATTAGCAACACCTTCTTCTGGTGTACCAATCAATACAGCATCTTGACCAAATTTACCACCCAACGCAATAATCCATTCTTTAAAATCTTGAGTGTCCATACCCTCTGGTTTAGGTATGAAGAACGATTGTTCTTTAACATTTACTGTTTCACTTGCTTGACCTGTTTGTAATTCTTCCCAATGACCAATCAAATTTATAAAACCTGCTTGTTTGCTTTGAAGTTCTTTTGAAAGCATTTCATTTGACTGTTTATTTTGTTGCATATCATAGTCGTTACGATTTGCACTCATAATTGCAAAATCGTTTTCCTTCATATGATTCAACAATCTATTGATACCTGCACCTGCTTCTGTTACCAATCCTTCTGAAACAAAATCAAATGCTTTATAATCTTGATCTTCAAACTCAATATCTGTTCCTATTTTCTCTTTCTTACCATCAACATAGTATAGGATGAAATTTCCCTTCTTACCGTATATAAACGCCTCCTGTTCGAACTTCTTTGCGATCATGGATACTATGTTAAAAAACTCTTTCGGTGTCAGAGAAGCCAGCTTTTTGATTATATAAGACTGTTCATGAGTATCAGTATCATTGTCCCATTCACCAATACCAATTACATATTCAAACTTAAATTTATTTAGTAAATTTTTTAGTTCTTTTGATGCTTTATTATTGCGTTCATTATCCTCTAATTGATGTGGTGAAACAATTCCCACATAATCATCAAAAATATTTTCTAATTTATTTGCATCTTCATCAGAAACAATTGTTTGATCTTCTTCTAAAGACTTATTATCTGATGGATTAACAGTTCCATGCTCAGTTCTATATAATGAAGTACCATCTTCGTTTGTCCATGTTTCTTTTTTATCTTCCAACACACTAACAATTCTATTTGGTTCAATATCATTTGGACTAATCCATTCATATTCAACGGAATCCATTAAATCTAAACCATTTGTGTTGATTTTCAATATGACTTCATCATAATCTTCACCAGTTTCTTCTTCCCATTCTTCAATTCGTTCACCTAACCATTGATATAATGCTGTTTGAACATCATTAAGTGTTTTGAAAAGATAAACACCCTTCATATCACCACTATCACCATAATCCTCTGGAACTCTTGCTTCCAATCCTTTCGATTTTATTTTTGGTAAGTTTTTTCTTCTTGTTACATGATATGCAAAATTTTCATTAACATCTTCATTTAAAGATTCAGCACCTATTTTATATTCATCTGATTCAGGGTCAGCACTACCATCAGTATGCCAATAAACCAAATCTTCTTTTATAAGTCCAAAATTTTTCAACAAATTTTGAATATTAATTATCTTATTAAAGAAACCAATATCGTCTCTTGCAAATTGCATTGCTCTTTCAATGTTTTGTGAACTAATTAAATATCCTTTATATAGATTTGAAATATCATTAAGTAAATTTTTACTTACCTTTGGTAAACCTTCAATATATTCAACCGCTTTCTTTAAATTTTGATCACCAATGTCGTGATAATCATCCCATTCTTTAAGTTGTGTTACAACACCTTCATGATAGATTTTATTTATTTCTTTTGTAAGAAACGCATCACCCAATTCAAGTATTGAGTGTTCTCTTTCACCATAAGGATCATTAGAAATAACATTTTGATGATTTTGATACATTTTATATGTATCTATTGGTTGAGAAGTAATATATTTTTTATTTAAGTATGGTTCAGGATGTATCTGATCTTTTAGATCAATTGTTTGTGCTATATATGGTTTTCCTTGACCTTGGAAAAACTCTTTCCATACGTTTTTTGCTTCGGGTGTTACCTCATTTTTATGTCTACTTGGAATAAGACCTTTATTACCAGCAGCACTCATTCCAATTAAATATAAGAGAGGTCCGTACCCCTTTTTGGCTGCAATACTGACAATTTCCATCGCATCATTTTCTTCATTATATCTTGTTGCCATTCCACCAAGAATATAATCTTCCATTTCTTCCCAATCTTGATTATCAATTACGTCCACAATTCTTGGGTCATATAGATAATACATATCATTATCAATAACAAGACCTAAGTTGTTATAATCTGCAACACCTTCATTAAGATCATCACCCTCTAAACCACCTTGTGAAACTGAGTTTGGTAATAATGCCCAACCAGCATAACCACCATCACGCATGTTATCTGTATCGACAAAATTTTCTAATTCATCGTTATAGTTAACTTCTGCTTCATTAGTTCTATTATAATGAGAACTCCAAACATCTTGATTTAACCCATAATCAGTTAAAACCACATCAGGTTGACCATTACGAATAACCTCTCCATAAGAAGAAATTCTGCCGAGATCACCAGCACTCATATCGTAATTTTGCATAAAAGTAACAATGCCAGAAGAAAATTCATTTTCCCAAAGTTCTTGTTCTAATTCTTTATCTTGACTAAATAACTTTCTTTGACCTCTGTTTTGTAATTCAAAATTTCTTAAAAATCTTTCTAAATCCCTAATATTGACACCAGTTATTTGTGTAAATCTATTTGGTGTTAATTTTTTTCCACGTTCAGCTATTAACCATTGTGCATCATCGTTTTGATCAAAATCAAATACTTGTGTAACAAAATCAGCAGCATAATAATCATTATAACCAAGTTCGATTTCTAATTCATTTTGAGAAAAACCTTTTGGGTTTTTTGCGAGTTTTAATACCTTATCATCGCCAAATTCATACACTATTCTTGCTGATCCTGATGCTATTCTTGGTAAATGTTCTTCGGCATATCTTTTACGTGCTGCAAAAGATCGTAATTGTTTGAATTGATCTGTATTGAAGTTACCTATTGCAGCTTCATCTAAAGACCAAATTTCTCTACTGATAAGTTCTGTTAAGTCCATTAATATTTTTTATAAAAAAACTCACAGCAGATGATACTGTGAGTTATTATTATCTGCTTTTATAATAAATACTATTTTTTTTGACTATTGCGCTTTTTAAGATTTAAAATTGTATCTACTACAATCTTTTGTATCATATCCTTATTTTCATTTAAAGCACTTGCTAATTTTTCTTTTTCATAAATTTCCATCATTGTGTTCTTAACTGCCTGTTCAATGATTGACACTACGTTTGAAGTTTGAAAATAAGTTTGAACCGCATTATTAACTTGTTCAATTAAATAATTTGGATTTGATGTAGGTGCTGGTTGAGGATTACGTGTGCTACCCATGTTTGTATATTGAGATATTGCATCACCCAAACCTACATTATTAGCATTACCTAATATTTGTTTTGATTCAGCTAAATTCTTGTTAAATTGTGCGTCTCTTGGATCAACCGCATTTGGGTCAGGTTGATTATATTTTTGTTGTGGTTGATTTGTTGGTTGTTGTGGTTGTTGTACAGAATTTACTTTTTGATGCACAACCTCATTTATTGGTTGAGTATTTTTATTTGCAACAACTTGTCCACCATCAACTACCATATTCTCTGAACGTTCAGCAACAACACCCAATTTTGCCGTTGCAGTATTTGGTCTACCTGTTTCAATTGCTTGTTTTAAACCATACAAAAATTCGTCACGTGCCATTGGCACATCAACACCCTCTGAAACAGCTTGTTGTTTCTTTTCCTTTTTGCTTTTATCTATTTCTTGTTTAATAAAATCTAAATCGACTCCTGCCATAATATTTTTTTTATAAAATTTTATTATTTTTTATAAATACTATAAAAATTGAAAAAATTCGTTAACCCATCTTTTTATCTGCAATTTCTGCCCTTCTTATTTGATCTTTAAAAAACTTTGCTTTATCTTGATCCCAATCATCAGCTTGTTTTCCTGTAAATTTAGTGTATAAATCACCTAAATTACCAATGACTTTATCACCACCAATATTTTTTCTTGCTTTACTATTAAATGGTAAAGCATAGTATCTTCCATCGTCTCTTTTAAAGACATCATAATTTTTTGGTGATCTTTTCTCATAACTATCAATCAAATCATATAATGCAACAACATTTTTTATTAATGTTGCTTTTTGATCAGATGCATCAACATTCCATTTTTGTGTTTGTGCATCAAAAGCAGATAATTTTTGTTGTATTTCATCAGGTAAGTCTACTGAATCAGTACCACCAACACTTTGTGTTCCAACATCCGAAGGTGGTTGCACTGCAACTACAACGTCTAATTGTTTATCATTTGGATTATATAATGGGCGAAGATTTTTACCTTCTGGTGGAAATTTTTTCCCTGTTAAAAATGCAGAGGTGATTCCTTTTAGTTTAAATAATCTCCATCCGGGTTGACGACTACGACCATACTCATTGTTATCAAAATATTCATGATTTCTTCTTGGTGGATGGTGCGCCCATCTACCAACATCATTATATGAATCAGAAGAACCTGCTTGTTCCCATGCACGTACCGCTAAATCACCAGAACCTTTTTTGGTTTTAATAAAACCCATTGCATATGGTTCAATTGTTCGATACCCTCTGTTTATGGTATCATCACCTGCATAAAATATTTTTAAAATTTCACGATTATTTATAGCATCGGCAATATCTCCCCTACTCGCATTCTCTTTAAGAAGCGTTCGGAAATTCTTAATATTGTCAAATATAACTTCGTGTTCTAAAAGCATTATGCATTGTTGATGTTGTATGGGTTATTTAAACTATACTTGTTTTTTGCTTTAGCTTCATTTCTTTTCTGAATATCAGTTCTGCTACCAATTGAATCAGTTTCACCCTTTCCTTTTTCATCACCATCAGACTTTGCATTTTCATGTCCAATGTTGTAAGTATCACCTTCTTGATATTCATTTCTTGCTATTTCTCTTTCACGAAATTCTTCACTTATTCTTGATAAGTTACTTGACGTATCGTTTTGATCTTGTTTTAAAGGCATTTTATTCTCTTTTTATATAAAGTTATTTATTATAAATACTTATTCATATTCTTTAATTGCAATATTTATGTAATCCATTAGATTTGGCACTGTGTCAAGAAATTTTATTTCATTATAACCAAACCAACCATAACCTTGATTTTCAAAATCTAATTTAATATTGAATGGATCACCATCATATTTACCAATAAAAAGATGTTCAACTGAATCAGGGTTTCGTTGCATTACAGCTTTTTCAAGAAGATTATCTATAACCAATCCTGTTTCTTCTTTAATCTCTCTTTTACAACCAGCAATTGGTTCTTCACCTTCTTCTACACCACCACCAACTAATGCCCATTTGTTAGGCATCCATTGATCAGGATATGTTGATCTTTTTAATAGAAGAATTCTTTTTTCTTCATTAAAGATAACTGCCAACGCATTTTTTGTTAATTCTGGTTTTTCTTCAACTTCTTTTTCTTCGGCTTCACCTAATTTTGTTGGTTTTAAACCAAGTTTCATGTTTGGATGAATCTGTGAGGTCGCATCTTTTGATGTTTTAGCACCATGTCTATCTGCTTCTAATGTATGCTCAATAAAATTGCGCATATTATTCCCACCAGATAATTCATATTCTTGCATGGAATCAGATGTTTGGTCAAAATGATCAAAAAAGTTTTTTATTCTTTTCATCATTTGATACGTAGCATACCCATTATTGACCAAAAACTTTGCTCTCTTAACACCCTCACCACTTAAATCATTTGAACTCATTAACTTTGCTTTAAGTTCTTTGATTATAGGTAGAGGAATGGGATATTTTTTATCATATAATTCAGAATTCATTACTTCTTTTTCTTTACTTCAAGTAAGTTCATTAATTTATCTAACTCATTCTTTGGTAGTTGAGAAAGAAGATCGGCAACTTTATCTAATTTATTTGCACTTAATTCTTTCTTATCTTTTTTTACAATATCGTTTGATTTCTTTTTCTTAGTTAGTTTATCTTCAACAACCTTTGCTTCGTTAATATCTTTTTTCATATGAGGTTCTAATATTTTTAATATATCAGATGCCCATTCGTAATCATGTTCTCTACTACCTTCTGGTTGTGATTCAAAATCAACTCTTTGATGAAGTTTCCAATCTGTTTCTAATTTATCGGGATTTTCATGATAAAAATCTAATGTTTCAAGATACTTCTCATACATCTTTCTTGCTAACTTATTTTCAACATTTTTATTATCTTCTTCTGATTCATAAAAATAAAATCCGAATCGACCTAAAAAGTCGTTTTTATAGTTTTGGTGTGCTATTCTTGCATTTTTGTCAGTAGTTCCACCAGCTTCGGTTTCTTTGTTAGCACCAGTGGTTGGTTCATCACTTCCACCAACAAGATTGTTATTAGAATCAATAACTTCTTCTATCTCTGATTTTTTAAATTTCTTTTCCATAGAATACTTTTTTTATAAATACTATAAAAAAAAGGGATTTTTAAAAATCCCCTTCATCTATGTCAAAATATTCTGCTGGTATACTTTCATTTCCACCAGATGCCTCTGCAAGCATTTCATCGAATGCTGATTTTGATTCTGGTATTTCTTTAAAAACAAAATCCATATCCCATTCCCAAGGTAAGTTAAATTTTTTCTTAAAATCTTTAAATACTTCTATTTTTAGGTCTTTCACGTCTTGAACACGTGCTTGGAATTCTTCTACCTTTGCATCACCCTCAACACGTAATTTTTCAATCTTCTCCATTTCTTCTATTTCAAGTCGCTCCATTTCTTCCTCTGTTGGAGAAGCAGGAATTTCCATTTCTTCTCGAAGAATTTCGATAAACTCACCATTATTATAACCTAAATTGTATGTATCAAAGTTTTTCAATAAAACATAATCACCTTTATTTATTTCATCATTTACTGATTTAACTGATTTCTTACCAGCTTTAACCATTTGATCTGAAACCCACTTAACTTTGAATTCATAAATTTCAGGATATAGTTTATGTTGTTCAGAAACAGTATAACCATCCCAAATACGACTTGGGTCATATCCAGTTCTATTCCAAAATTCAACTTCTTTCTCTTCCAAACACATTGAACTTTCCAAATCATCTGCATCGAAATTCTTCAATTCAAGTTGTTCTTTGGTGAACATATTTTTAGCTAATGTTCTTTCTGAATATGATTTACCAGCAGCATCTTTTTTCTTTTCTTGTTTTACTACTACTAAAATATCTTCTCGAACCTCTTCATCAAAACCATCAAGAAGAACCTTAACACGTGTATTAAATGCATCAAGATATTTTTCAATATTATATTCACCTGTCATATCAGGATTTTCTTCTAAGTCTTTTGCATTGATTAATTTACAGTTAAGATTCATTTCACCAGTTTTTGGGTCTTTCTTAACATCACCATGCGATTTACGTTCACCAGTATTCACATAATATATCATTGAATCCAATTCTGGTTCAGGTGGCATCCAAACATCAACTAAATTTAAAATTTCAACATCAGTAAATGTGTCTTTTGCTTTATCTGAATGAAACTTACCTGCCTCTAACAATTCATCATACTTTTCTTCAAAAAGTTCTCTTGCAATCTTGGCACGTTCAGCCACAATCAATTCCATATGTGCTTGAGACGCTTTAGGTTTACCATTCTTATCCGTACCACGATTCAAATAGTCTTTTATGCTATTCTTATATTTTGATTTTGATGCTATCTTTTTCAATGGTATTTGTTTGTAATAAATTTTTTCAGCATAATCCTGATAATAATCTACAAACTCTTTACCTTTACCATGAAGAATCATTTCAAGACCAACATCAATGAAATCTTCAATAAATTCTGGCATTGTTTTACTCTTGATAGTATTACCAGTGAGTTTTACTTTCAATTTAGTTTCACCAGTTTCTTTATCTTTCTTTTCTTGCAACAATGCGTAATTAATTCTTGACAAATTAAGACAAGATACAAACTCACCATCATTATCAACTGACATATATGGTGGTGGCATTTCTTCTTCATTGAATTTTTTTATCAACGCTGCAACCCCAACTTCGCCTTTATATTGCCACGCTTCTTCATTGCGCATTAAACCTCGTTTTAAATCAACACCATCATCCCTTACCTGCCAACTGGTAAGATCAGGAATTGCAAAGTTAACACCATCAGTTACTGCTAATAATGGAACACATCCAAACTTATTGAACCAATCCATAACTTGACGTAAATAAACCCTACCACTACAAGTAATTCTTGCAGCGCAAGTATTATCAGACCAATTGAACGCATATCCTGAACCAAGTGCACCAAACAATGAGTTATTCAAAATCTTAATAGGTAATTGCTTAACCTTGTACAAGTTACGTTGTTCTTTGGTAAATCCAGTTCCATCAACTAAGATCATATAACTTTCTTCATCAATATGTCTAAGTAACATTACTTCATCATCAGCCAAATCACTGCCATTAGCCAATTTCTTATAGATGTTACGAGTGGTTGTCATATACGTAAGCATCTTTTGGATTACACCAGTGATATCAAATAATGGGAATACACCCCAAGTAAGTTGTATCATTGGATAAAGTGATGCAAAGTCAATCTTCACCAATCTTTTTGTATAACCTTTCTTATAACAACGTGCAAGACCACCAGAGAAACGTTCCATTTTATCTGGTTCTGGTATTGCCAAATCATTTTCATAACTCCATGCTGTCATTAAAAGATTCCAGACGGCAGCATTACCCATTGTTGCTGCACGACCATAACTTGTTGGTACGATCTTAGCTAACAAAAATGATGATTGATTGTAAAGATTATCAACTTGTTCAGTTTCCCAAAGGTCATCTAAAAGATATTGACGTAAGATTTTCTTACCAGTGATAAATTTAACATTACCCTTTATAGATGAATAATCATGAAATAATTCACTACTATTTTCTCTAAACCATTTTACAAAATCTTTATCTTCATTTAGAAATGCTTTTTTAAATGCTTTATATTTGTTTTCAGGTAAAGTATCTTTCTTTAATTGAAGTACCAATAAATTCTTTGCAATATCTTGAAACTGATCTGGTATTTGAATATAGCGATTGTTTTCAGGGTTGATGATATGAATTTTATTATCATGCCACATTTTACCAATACCACCATCTTCACCATCAATATACATTCGGTTTTCCTTTGCTATTTCTTCATATTTACAAACATATTTTAACTTGTTGTTTTTCAAGTCACTATTGATTGCTGCTGTTCTTTTTACAGCATGAAGAATATCAAGAACAGTAAAACCCCACATGATAGTTTTCATGTAATCTTCTGTTTGATTACCAAACTTAACAGTAGCAGGTTTTCTTTTTAATTTTTCAACCGCACTTAAAGAGGTATTAAGTGAATCAATATTCATCCCCAATAATTTTGCTCGACCTAAAATAAAATCAAAGTCAAACATTTCAGAGTTATAACCCATGATAACGGCAGGTTTAACATAACTAAGAGTGTTGAAAAAATCTTGGATAAGTCTAATTTCAGAATCATTGTCATTCTCTTTATCAACTTCAAGAATTGTTTCAAAACCACGATTGTCACGCACACCAATAGAGAATATACGAGAAATTTCATATCTTAAACCAGTGGTTTCAATATCAAATGTTAGTTTATGTAAATCTTTATATTCTTCAATTCCTTTGAATAGACGTGCACCAGTAGAAATAAAGAATTGATCTTCCAGACGTGGTGTATAAAATAAATGACGATTGGTAAATTTAACTCTACCTCTATTATCTTTAATTATTTTATTATTTAAATCTCTTTTCTTTGCAAATGGGTCTAAACCACCTTCTTTGAAAAATTCAAGCAACATATTATATGATTTATGGCTTGTAACTTTAATAGGAAAACCTTGCACTAATCTTGGTTGTCCACCAGTTTTCATTTCTTTAAAGGTAATACCATATTGAATCATTTTTGATTCCAATAGTTGCTTATCACCATTATAAAGAGCATAACCCATGTCTTTTAATTTTTTAGTATAAAGAAATGGGGTGTATCTATGTTGTTCAACTCTTGGAGTGGCATTTGGTTCATGAATTACACATGCAGCCGTATCTGTAAATGGGTTAACTTCTACATTTACTATGTATTTTAAATCCTCATTTTTACCTTCTAAAAATGATTGAATTTCACTAATGACTTGTTCTTTTGTTTGTTTACTCATACATTTTTATATTTCTTCTTTTTTTTCAGTTTGCAGGATTTTGTGTCAAAGGTATAAATAAATTTTGTATTTTCAAAGATATTTCTCTCTAAAACTTTTTTTGTGTTCATTGGAAATTCCCCGATAAACCAAAGAGCACATAAAATATTGTCAGGTAATATTGTAATTTTTTCACCAGTTTTATCGTAACGTAAATCATATGAAAAATGTGTTAAATCATTTCTATTCATTAACTTGGTAGATAAAAAATCTATACATTCATTATCAATCATATCAATTGCATCATTATTTTTCAAATTTAAAAAACTATATTTTGCATATATATCACCTAAACTTTCATAATAATTAGTTGCGAACCACACTGCTTCCATATTTTTCTTTTATTTTTGCTATGACCTCACCAATAACTGATTCAGACACATTTGATTTGTAATCTTCATTATCGATTACTTTATTAATTTCTCTTCTTTTCCCTTCTATTGCCCAAAAAACATATTCATCTACTGTACCAGAAAAAAGCACCGCATATGCATTAACAACATCTTTTTGCCCTATACGATGTAATCTATCCATCGCTTGATCGAGTTCACCAACTGAATATGGTAGAGATATAATGAATATTTTACTTGCAGCAGTAAGAGTTAAACCATAATTACAAGTTTGAATTGAACCTAAAAATATTTTTGTTTTACCATTAGGGTTTTGAAAATCTTTCACTATTGCAGCACGATCTTCTACTGACACATCACCAGTATGAAGACCAGCAATGTCTTTATAATGTGCTTTTAATTCATTTAATGAATCTTTAAAGTAATCCATTATAACCACCTTTTCACCTTCATCCAATATTCTATCAATGAATTCTTTAAGAATGTGTGCTTTTAATGATGCAGTAAATTGTCTTAATCTAAGAATTTTTGTTAATGGATTTTCAATTTCTTCATTTATAAATTCATTTGCAATACCTTCTTCAATATCATTATAAATAGATTGATTCTTACTGTCCATTTCAACCATAATCTTTTGAAATATCTTATCTGGAAGATCAGTGAGAACCTCTTTCTTTTTCTTACGGTGAGTAAATGGTTCAATTTTATGATATAAACTTTCCAAATCTTCCATTGAAGGATTCTTTGACCACCCACCAAATGCGTCTGGATCATATTCCATACCAAGATAGTTCTTATAAAAGAAAGTTTTATTTGGGAAATCTAATGGTGATATTTGATTAAGCACAGTATAGAGTTCTTGTGATCGGTTGGGTGCAGGAGTACCTGTCATAAATATTTTCGATACCTTATTATTTTTAAAGATTTTATTTTTAAAAATTCTTTTAAAATTTTTATATGTATTAGATTTTGTATTTTTTAAACGGTGAGATTCATCACAAATTAAACAATCAATTTCTTTAATCCCCAACTCTTTGAACTTCTTATTCATCTTCTTTGAATCACTTGGATTGAAGTATTCATAGTTTACAATGACATATTTAGATTCTTCTATTGAATAACGATTCTTATTCCAGTTAATTATATGTGCTTTTGAACCTTTGGTAAACTTTTCAACTTCATCATAATAGTTGAACTTCAATGAGTTAGGTGTTATTACAAAAACCTTTTCAAAATTATTCATTTCAACATATGAAATACTCGCAAGAGTATTGTGTGTTACAACGCAATTATCTGTTAAATACAAATGATCTTCTGCTTCAACTAAAATACACTGCGCTTCCTTTTTACCAATATAACTTATTTCTTTGATTGCTCTATTTGGTAGATATTTTGTTGGTGGTACAAAACTATCTATTTTACGTTGTAATTTAAATGGAATGAATTGGGGTGGTAATTTAATTGTTATTCTGTAATATTTTCTTTTTTCACCTTTATACGTCAGCCATTTATCTTTAATTCTACCAATACCACCTAAACTTTGAACAATAAATTGAACATCATAAATTAATTTCTTAGATGCTAATGTTAATTCGACAATACTATCTTTTCTTGAATGACCATCCGTATCTAAAATACCTCTTAATAATTCAAGTCTTTGTTCAAGAGAACCTAATTTATAATCATTTGGTATAAATTTAGTGTGTGAATTACAACCCTGTAAATTATATTGTTTTAATCCTTGATTTATATAATTATTTCTTCCATCAGAAGTTAAATAATAATCTTTATTACTCTTTGATTGTAATTTTAATTTGTGGTTTTTTGGTAACAAACGTGTAACATTTGTTTTTATTTCTTCATCAATTGTAGTAAACGATATTGAATTTTTAACTGTTAAGCCACCATCACCTAACAAACACCCTAATATATATGGATTAATTTTTAAATCTTTCTTTTTAAATTCAATTGGTTTTACAATAGGAATATAATGTTTATTATTACCATTTTTATATTGTAAACCATCGTTCATTATTTCACGAAGAGTTTTTGTTTGATAAGGATTATTTCTTTTATTTCTTGTTGCAGTGTTTACATTCCATAAATGTTCATCACATGATTGTGCAGTAGTACCATCATTAAATTTTAATTCATAAATATCTTTTTCTCCTTGTGGAAAAACACCCAATACTTTTGTTGGTTTACCATTACTACCTATAACATAATCACCTATTTTTATATCACCCATTCTAACCCAACCATTAGGTGTAAGTAATTGAGAATCAATAGGATTGGCTTTCCCTAACCCCATATCGTGAGAAAGTAATGCATTACGCACCTTGTCAATAAACATAGTTGCAGTAACTTGGTGGGGATAAAGATTTATACCTTCTTTTAGTTCACGATGTACAACTTCTTGATATTTTTCATATTCTTCATCAAGAGTTTCTTTAAATTTTAACCAAACTTTTTTACTTTCTTCAAGTTGAATTAATAATCTTGCCTTTTCTTTTTCATCAGCATCAATTTTTTTGATTTGATTTAAAAAGACATCACGATCATCAAAATCAAAATGAATTTTATTTGATCTTTTATAAATTTTTATGATTTTGTATAAACCCTTAGTGGTTATTTCCCAACATCTATCATAGCTATTCCAAATACGTTGTTCTTTTGGTAAACTTTTAATTCGGTCTATGAGTTGGTCGTTTGGTTGGAAATAAACCCTATATTTGGATTTTCTTCCCATCTTTACGCATGAAACTAAAAATGGTGCTGTTTGCATAGTGCAAATATACGAAAAAAAAGTGATTTGTCAATGTTAATAAGTGTATTGTGTATATAATCTATATGGTTTATCCATTGCCATAAGTGCAATTTCAACTTCTTTTAAACATTCTTGAAGTCCACCACCACAAAGTACAATATTTTGATTATAATTTTGTAAAAATTCCATTACATCAGGAATGTTGATCATATCATCGGAAAATTCTAATAAATCTCTAACTTCACTTTGATCATGATTATATTCTTTCATGAATAAAATCCACATTTCTTCATCCATATCACGACTATCATTAATGTCATGTCTAACCATGAATTTTACTAAGTCTGCAAGATCATCATCGTCAACACCAAAATCAATACAATAGCGAAAAAATGCATATCCTTTATCGTAATAATATGAATTATATACTATGTGTTCTTCAATACCACATTCTTCCCACAACCAATGTTTATATTCGTCTTCTGATGGGAAACCAAGATCAGGACCGTTGAAAAGAAACGTCAATCGTGCTAATGAATCGTAGTTTTCATTAATCATGTTACCAAAAGACATTTCATCAAAAGTAAACGCTTCATGATATTCAGGTTGAATATCAACAGATATTAGATCAGCATTATTAAGAATAGAAACTCCTGAATTTTCAAGAATTTTATTATATTGTTGTTCTTTTAAAAACTTTTCCTTTCTCATTATACAACATCAGTTTTGGTAATTGAATCTTGAATTACAATAGGGATTTGAGTGTCTACTGGTAAAGTTATTTTACCACAATTATCACCAAGGAAATCTACTTTAAATTCACCAAAAAATCTACCTGCTTTACGTGTATCTCTTCTTTGAAAACGATAAGCAAGAGTGTATTTAACTTCATCTGGACTATCATCAATATTATTATCTATGATTAGTTTAGCTTCAACATTTGCAATTCGAAATATTCCATCAGAATCAATCATTGAAAAAGTAATTGCACAATTATCCAACATATCAGAAGTGATATTATATTTTTCCATAATACGTTGATTTACCTTTAACATTAATTCAGGTAATGTACTATCTTTTTTTATAAAAAATGTTCTTGTACTATATATGTCGTGATTGTGCATGATTTAAAATTACATATAAATATTATTTACGTCATAATTAATATTGATTCCATCAGCAAGATATTGTCTTACTAATATTCCACCAGTATTTGGTATTTCAAAATCTAACCATCCGTGATTTTGTGTGGTCATTAATGCTGTCATTAATGGTGATTCAACACCTTCAATATAAATATTAATTTCAGGGGTAAATTCTTTTAAAAATAACCAACCAATTTCTTCCGCATCATTTTGTGTTACACCAGATGCCATCATAATCAAACCAATTGATTCAATTTTTAGGTTTGTTATACAATTTCTTCTTCTTCTTTCACCAACAGCAAGTGATTCTGCTTGTGTATAATATTTTTCTGTTTGTTTGGTCGCACCAGAAGCACCATCAGAATAATACCATACAATATCAATTTCTCTTTTATAAACCATTTCATTAATACGATAATATGTTCTATTTTCGGTTAAAATTAAATCGTCATAAATATCATTTGTAAAATCATATTTACCATAATATTCTACCTTATTCAACTCACCCTTTGTAAAATATCTTTTTTTATGTAAATTTATTATATTATAGTTTACATCAAACGGGGGTGATTGAAAATTTTCTGGTGATATATTTTGTGTATAATTATATATCTTATAAATTCTATCGTCTGTTATTCCTGATATTGGCATGATTATTAATTAATATCTAAATCCTGTTATATAAAATGCACCACTTGATGCTTGTGGTAATACAAATGGACACACAATTGGGTCGTCTGAGGGACAATTTGATATCCAAGAATGAATCACAACATGATTATCCCAATCATTAGGGTTGACTTCTGAAATCGAACATTCATATCCTTCCAATCCAGAAAAATCAAGTTTCAATTTATAGTATTTGTTTTTATCAATAACGATATTTGAACCAATGTTTTGTGACCAATTTGTAACATCCCCACCACCATACATGGTATTCACTAAATTATTATTATGATACATTCCAATTTCTTGTTTATAATAAGCAGAATTAATACCATTAACACTTAAAATTACAGATGCTAAACCAATCATAAATAATACATCTGCTGTGCGGGTAAATATTATTTCTAAAGTAATATCGTCTGCTCTATTCCATGTATGTGCTGCAAATTTAACACCCCTATTCCAACTATTGAAATTTGAAGTAAATCTTAAACCTTTTTCAGAATCTTGTGTTACATTAATTCCATTTGTCATTTCCAAACCTAATAATCCAATGTCTTCTGTTCTTAAATCAACAATTGTTTTTGCTTTTACTGAAATTTCTTCATAGCCAGAGTCTTTTGAATGTAATTGGTCATTATTAACAATTATATTAAACAACCCTTCTTCGCTTCCAACAGTGATTTCCGATAATATTTTTTTTGGTGAAACAAAATATGTTGTATTAACAAAATTTTCTTGTCCTGATATTTCTACTGTTGAAAATGGTGAAAAATTAATTCCTTCTATTTCAACAACTTGTGTTTTATTTGGTAGAAATTCACTATTATTTACTTTATCAACATGTGGTTCAAGGTCTAAACCAGACAACAAACCATCTTCCGAATAAAAAGTCTTGATAGTTGTTTCGTCATTAACTGTAACACCAGAAATTTCTTCATCATAACGATAAAAAAACGGGTTTTGTCCAGTTGGAAACACATAATCAACCTCCACTTCAAATTCATTTTCTTTTAAATCTAAGTATTCTTCACCACTAATTTCAATAATGGAATTATTTCTGTTTCTATCTACTTTTACTATATACCCCATAACTTTATGTTCCTAAATATTTCATTCTTACAAATGACGCACCTGCTTTTGTTAAAGTACTATTATCATCACCCAATCTAAATCCAACAATTTCAACAAATTCGTTTGCATTTAAACTAATAGTACAAGGTGGTAATGTATTATTGTTATCATCATTACTTGCGTTTCTACTATAATTAGCAGTTAATGTTTTCTCATATAATGTTGTTCCTTGCCATCTAACTTGAATACCAGTTGTTGAACGACTATTTGTTTGGTTATCCGAATTAATATTGTATGATATTTCATATAATCCAGTTACATTTACTGTAATTGTCGATGTTCCTGCAACATGAGTAAAATAATTCGTATCAATATATTCATTAGTACCCCACAATATTGCTATTGGAGAAATATTATTTAATTGTTGACCACCAGTTGAATCAATTAACTCAAGTAATTTACTTGAACCTACTCCCTCTCCTAAAGATACCGTTGCTTTTCCACCACCATTATCTGTAACTTCAAAATTATCATCAAAATTTAATGTTCCATGTGGAGTATTGGCAACATTAACATTATTTTCTTGTAATATTATGGTATTTCCACTACTACTGCCACCACCAGAATCACCTTTTTCACCTTTTAAACCTTGCCATTTAGTGACAATCATTGTTGCATCTGCATTAACATCTTGATTAGCCAATAACCCTTGTGTTTGTAATGTTACATAATCACCTGCTGTTAAATTAGTTAAAAAGGTTCTTGTAACTGGAATCCAAATGGCAGATGCATCTGAGATAGCATTACTACCATTAATAACTGTGCTATCATTAACTCTTACTCTTGCTTCTGCTTCATCATCGACTTCAAAATGATAGTAAATCATATATAATCCACTTTCAAAAACAAATATTCTATCAGTATTGGTAGTATTATGTTCAATTACAGTTGGGTCGTTTTCAATATCTGTTGTATCAAAATTAAAATCTGCCCAAGAAGCGGGTATATTATTTACAGCAGTGCTTTGACGAACTTGTACTGATTTCAACTCACCAGTTTCACCAGTAATTGAAGAAAGTGGAATTTCTAAATCTTCAACCTGACCATCATTTGTAAATGTTGCCACATTACCTTCTGTTGCTGATGGTACTTTATCAATTTTATTTGCCGTTTGACCACTTACCGTTGCAATATTTGTTGTATTCGTATCTGTTTGTCCTGAAACAGTATCTAAATCAGTTTCAATGTTAGATATTCTATTATCTGTTGTTGCAGTGTAACCAGTAAAAACGGTATTTGGTACAACAGGAATTCCTGCCGTTCCACCTGAAACAGGTACACCATATACCATAACTGAATGGTCTGTATCAACTAAAACATCTGGTGATGTACCATTATCACCTTCACCCATTTCAACTCTAAAACCATTTATTGTCACATTAGAAATCTGACTGTTTGTATCTGTAGTTGTACCAAATGGTTGTGCAAAAACACCATAATCTGATGTTGATGCAGGAATATCAAAAGTATAGTCATATGTACCTATAGAAACCCTGTTAACAGATAAATTAAAACCATCATCAAATGTTCCGTTTGCTTGTGTTTTTGAAAAAGCATATAACGGAACTTCTGTAGATAATTGTTCTATTTGTTGGTGTGTTGTTGCGGTATAACCAGTAAATGTTCCTAAATTAATGGGGTTTTCTGGTTGTGGTGGTTGGGTAGCATCTAAATATTCATCAATTGTTGCTTGGTCATTAGGCACAATACTACCACCATCCTCTTTCCAAAGATATAAAGGTTGGTTTGTTGGAACAAATTGACTTGTTAATATTTCACCCGTATTAGGTGGCAAAGGAGCGAATGAAGTATCGCTCCTACCTGTCAATGTATTATTGAATAATGTGGTATATATAAAATATTCTGCCATTAATCATTATTTACGTATTATTGTAATGTTCCCTTTTTCTTAATCAACAATGAACCGTTTGGTGCAGAGTCTGCATCGCCACCACCACCAGTTCTAAATGCAATTAAAGTTAATTCATCACCAGCAGTTAAACTTAAATTAATTGTTGGTATTGCAACACTACCTGCTTGACCAACACTTGTTGTAAATCCTGCTGCTGCTGTATTATCAATAATAGTTCCATTCACAACAATATTAGCACCAATCGCCTTATCTTGACCACCACCAGTTTGATTAAATGGAATGTTATATGAAACTTCATAATCACCCGTTTCATTAATTGTAATTACTGTTCCACCAGTATAAGTATACGCTGAACCAACAGTAACACCAGTATGCCAAATAATACCTGTTGCAATTGTAGTGTTTAGATTTGTACCACCAGTATGAATTACAAATAATTCATTTGACTGTGTACTTGCAGTATAACCTGTGAATATGTCTGTATCAAGTTTAGTGTCAGTTACACCTGAAATAAATGCTATATCGGCAGCGTTTGCTACTGTTTCAGCACTAACGGCTGCAATTGCTGCCGTATTACCTGATGTTTCACCAGATAAGAAAGCTATGTCTGCTGCATTTGTTGCAATATTACTTGCATTTGTAGAAATATCTGCCGTATTTCCAGAAGTTACGCCCGAAATGAATTGAATATCATTTTCAATTCCAGTAATTGTAACATCAGTTGCAGCAGTATAACCAGTGAATGTATCTTCTGTTACATATGTTTGTCCTGTTATACCAGAAACTGATGATTCAAGATTTTCAATTCTTGTTGTGTTTGAATCAGTAACACCTGAAATGAATGCTAAGTCAGCACTTGTTTGGGCAGTATATGAGTTAAATGTACTATCTAATACCACACCAGTTACATCTAATTGAGTACCTGACCATGAAAGATTATCGCCAGCTATTGATGCACCGTCTAATGATATTACATTTGAAGTTATATCAATACCCACACCTGCGGTAAAACTACCTGCTTCGCTGAATTGTGTAAATGTTAATGGTGTAGTACCAACAGAAATTGGGTCTTGAGTAACTAAAACCCAACCAGAAGATGCATTTGTCGAACCTGTCTCAACAAATGTGAATGCCCCTGATGTTACATTTGGATTATCAAAATCAATAGCTCTACTAAAAGTATTAGTTCCATTAGAATATATATAAATACCATTATCTTCGGGTGCACTATCTTGATTTTTAACCAACACTCTATCACCATCTTGTACAGTATATCCATCAATAGTACCACCAAACGTACCACCACCTAAATCAATATCAGTATTACCAGAAGTTGTTGCTGCTCTTACCGATTCTTTTAAATCAAGACCTGCTGCAACAGCATCTACATATCCTTTATCAACTAATGAACGATTTACAAATTGTGGGCTATAATCCCCCGCATATCGTAAACCACCATTTGCACCTAAATCAGTAATTGTTGAAACACCGCTAAAAGATAAACCAAACGCACCTAAATTACTTAATGATAATGTAAAACCAGAAGCACCATCAACAGCAGTGTTTTCTATTAATGTACCACCAAGTTTTATATCACGACCTGATGCAGTTAAACCATTGGTCGCACCTGTAATTGCAGCATCTATTATTGGTTGAGTATCACCTGTATATGTATCGAAAATGGTAGTATCAAGTTTTGTATCGGTAACACCTGAAATGAACGCTATGTCGGCAGCATTTGTTGCAATATCTTCTGTATTACCAGAAGTTACACCTGAAATGAATTGAATATCAGCAGTTATACCAGAAGTGACACCAGAAATAAATTGAATGTCAGCAGTTATACCAGAAGTGACACCAGAAATAAATTGAATGTCAGCAGTATTTTGGTCTGTAATACCTGAAATGAATGCAATGTCTGCTTCGACACCAGCAGTTAAACCTGAAAGTTCAATGTCAACATCTGGAAGACCTTCTGTTCTTTGCAATGAAAGAATTGTACCTGCTAATGTTCCACCAGAAACAACACCATCGGTATTTCCAGTACTAACAATGGTAACAGTTAAATCTGGAAGACCTTCTGTTCTTTGAAGTGTTAATGTTGACCCAACATAAGTCATGCCTGACACATAAATATCTTGGGTGGCTGCTGAAAGCGCAACACCAGTATCTACTAAATTACCAGACACATCAAATGTACCTAAATTACCAGTTGCACCAGTTACAATATTAATCTTACCATCTAAATCAGTTTGAGTTTGTGCCGTATATGCATTAAATATAGTTGTATCAACCTTACCATCTAAATCAGTTTGAGTTTGTGCCGTGTAACCAGTAAATACACTATATAATACTGGATCGTCAGGACCGATTGGATTAATAAAATTCAAATAATTCTCAATATTTGAATCTATATTGGGTACAACATCTGTTCCACCTGTTACTCTCCAAAGATACAATGGTTGTATCTCAGGAATTACGAAATCTGAAAATAATGAAGCCTCATTCACTCCGGGATCATCAATTGTACTTTCTCTTACAATTGTTTCTGCGTATGTTGTTCCAGTGCTGTAAATTAAATATCTAAATGCCATTTTCTTATTGTTTTATCTCTCTTAATTATATTTTCTCTATTTTTAACCATGAACCATCTGGTATTGTCAACACACTACCAGAACTTCCAATTCTAAATGCTATTAATTCGATATAATCACCATTTAATAACGCCACTTTATATGGTGACATGACGTTTGTTAGTGCGTCATTTGTTGTATTTCTTGAATATGAACTACTACTCATTGGTGTTATATCAATATTTCCGTTTTTTCTTATTAAAGAACCAATTTGTTTTCTTGAATTAGTTTGATTCTCACTATTCAATACATAACTTATTGTAAAATCTGTATCTTCTTCTATATAAATACGAGAACCCCCTGTAAAGTTTAGGGATGTTCCTGTATATTCTGTTGTTGTCCATTCAATAGGTGTATTAATAATTGTATTTACTTCTGTACCACCTGATATATCTTTTAATTGTAATGGTATTATTCTATCTTGCTTAGTTGCAGTTATTGCAGAAAGTGTTGCAACATCACTTTGAAGTTGAGTGATATCATTTTCAATACCAACCAATCTTAATTCCGTTGTTGCCGAATAACCAGTAAAACCACTTATTGTTAAATATGTATTTGGTGCAGTAACACCAGTGTAGAAATTAAAAATTGATTCATCAACTTTACCATCAATGTCTGTTAGTAATGCTACTGTACCATCTTTATCTTGCCATGTATATTGTCTAAATGTACCACCAGTTATACCACTGGTGATAAATTCTATTCCTTTTGTTGGGTCAGTACCATCATATACTTGGAAATTATCTGAATCAAAAAAGGATGGTATATCTCCCAACCTATACCATGTAAGTCCATTAGAAAAATAAAGACCTGCTTCTTTTCTATTTAACACATAATCTCCTTCTGATTCTTTAACAAGATAGGTTTTACCGTTAAATGCGGATGGAGGACTTGGTAAACTTGAATAGTTAAGTACTTCGGGATATGTTGCCCCCGAAGTCGTACCCGTACTCCCTGTACCACCACCGATGTCGGGAACAAACAAAAATACACGTCCTGATAATAAATCTATTGCGAATGTTGCCATATAAAAAACATAGTTTCTTATAAATACTATATTTTTCTGTTTAAAATAAAAAAGGAGCAATGATTATTGCCCCTTAAAAATAAATTTATATTATTTTTTATAGATACGGTAATAATGATCTTTCTGTCCATTTATAACGATACCATTGACCACCATATGCATACTCTTGATACCACACATTTCCAATCTGTTGTATTCTTCTAATTTTCCAAACAGGATCAGATTCATCCGAACCAAATTCTGCCCATCCAAGATAGTAAAGAAAGTCATTTACTTCATCTATACGTGTTGGTACTTCATCTTTTATAATAACCGTAGGACGACCATGTGCATCTGTTCCTTCCGTATCATAACGTTCAGGAGCAGTATTTGTACCAATCGCTCTGAATTTATTAAAAGTATCTCTTCCCGATGCTTTATTACCTACGTCACCACCACCATCATTTGCCATAGTTGTATTTTATTATAAATAGTTATTATTGAATAATTTCTACATTGCCCTCTCCAACATATGTTTCTAAATATGCTTTTGTGTCAATATGAACTTGTGTTGGTGTTAACCCACTCATTTCTTCGGGAGTTAATTCTTTGGTGAAGTTTAATTGTGGAATTTCTATTGGTCTATATGATGTAAGACCACCAATATATGCTCCCTCATTTCTCCAAACTTTCATAGAAACACTATAAGAATCTTCTGTCATTGGAAAATATAACTCCATTTTTACATGTGATCCTGATGGAACAGAAGCACCATCTTTACTCGTTAAGTTTTTATTTATCTGTAATGCCATTTTATTTTTTTTATTTTATTTTATTTATTTCATATAAATACTATTATAATATACAATCACCAAAATTGTATTCCAAAATATTTGATTTATGAACACAACACCCATTCCTATTTTCATTTACATTTTGTCCGTGTATGATTTTTATTATGGGAATTTCAAATCGTTTAACTTTATATCGTAAACCATATTGACCCACAAATTTTAAATCTTCACCATAACCATCTACATTATAAATTAAATCCTTTTTTTTAAAGAAAAATGCATTTGGTGCAAATTGTTCTTTAGCAAGAACAGAATATTTTTGTGTATTACTATCATAGAAATAAATTCCTTTGGTAATTACACCATCATATTTATCTCTGATAATTATTTCATGTAATGTCGAAATAAAATGTATTGGTTTTAAGTCATCATCATCCCATTGAACACAAATTTCACCACAATCAATCTTTTCTAATAACTCATTTCTTAATTTAACAATACCAACTGTTTTGGTTTTATATTCTCTTATTGAATTATTTGGAAATAATTCTTTAATGGATTGTTTTCCTTGGTTTAAAATATGTAAAACCTTAAAAGGGTAATCTTGATCAAAAAAATTTTGAACTGATTTCCTGATCAAACTACCCCTTTGTTCTAATCCAACGGTTATCATTAAACCGTTTACATTTATATTATCCATTTTCTAATGTAACAATACGTGCTTCAAGCTCCTTAATTTTTTCTACTAAAACAGGAACTAATTGTCTGTAATCAACTGTTTTGTACACATCATTTCCAATTGCTAAATTATCTTTAACAGCAAGTGGAAATACTTTTTCAACATCTTGTGCAATTAAACCATATGCACATTCACCAGCATTAACATTTATTTCATTAAATTCAAATGAAACACCACATAATGATGTTAAATCAACACACGTTAATGGTTGAATATTTGTTTTTAATCTACAGTCAGAAACAGATGCTTGAGTCACTTTTCTAACTTTTGAACTACCAGAATCCCAAGTTAATAAATCATCTGAACCACCTGCTGTTGGTGTTGTCCAAATAGCTAAATTATTTGCAACAAGATGTGCATCAAACGATGAACCACCAGTAATTGACACAGAATCCATTGCTGCAAATACTGAGGATGAACCACCAGTGATTTGTGAATTATAGCTACCAATTACTGCTTTATTATAACCACCGTCATTGGCAATTTTATAACCATGTAGCATTATATTTGAATCTCCTGTTGTTGTACAATGAGAATAACCAAACATTTGAATATTTGACCCATACCCACATACTTTATTATCATTACCTTTTATTAGAATATGATAACTACCATCACCATTTGCTTCAATACAATTATTATAACCCATTACATCAATGTAAGAAGCATATGCACCACCAGTGGGTTGTATACCAACACAAACACCGTTAATTGATGAATTACTTAAACTATGTACTCTTATTGCCTCACCAGTTAAATGATTATATCGTATTTCTGTTGTGGTATTAGGATTACCAATTAGACTTGAATTTTGTGCATTACCAGTACAAACACATGACACCATAACAATATTTTGGTGTGCACGACCATATACTGTTTGATTTCTTGCCGAACCCGAACCACCAATATATGATGAATGCCATCTACTTGTTACAATGTTACCTGTTTTACCTGAATTACAAGTTGAATAATCACCAACTCTATTTATTATGCTGTTATCACCTGCAATTATGTTGGAATATCCATGTACTTTACTTATTGCACCACCAGCAGCAGCAGCAATATTATTACCACCAAAAACTTCGTTACATTCACCACCAGCTAATATGTTACCATTACCACAAATACCTGCACCATAATAACCACCACCAATTCCTAAGTTACATGAACCAATAATTGTTCCGTTAATTCCAAGGTTATGTGAACCTATTACACATGAATAAGTAGCAATATTGTTATTACCAATACAAGCATATGCATTGTCTGTTAACTTAGAAGTAAGTGCTATGTTATTACAACCTTTAATTCTTGATTCAATAGAAATATTACAATTACCACAAACATTATTAAACGCAAAATATGCACTCGCAAAATAATTACCAATACCGATATTATAATTTCCACAAACTTTTGCACACTTACCAATAGTAATATTATAATTACCTTGTACTGCTTGTGGACAAGCTGCTGTACCACCAAGAGCAATTGAAGAATTACCAGTAGTACTACCACCACTTAATGCACCAATTACTAATGTATTGTTTGGAGTTAAATATTTAAATCTTGTATCAGCACTAAATGCATCAGCACTATTAAATTGAATATCATAAGTATCTCCTGCTGCTGAACCACCACCAAGTGATGAATTTATTTTAACTTTATTATCTGCTGCATCATAAACAAGTGCACTTGTGCATGTTGATGCACTTGGTGTTGTCCAAATAGCAAGATTTTGTACAACAGTATGACAGTCGTAATTGTTTGTTGTATTGCTTAAACTAAAACTTGCTGGTGGTGCTAATAAAACAGTACATTTTGAATCAATAATGGATGAATTTCTACCACCTAATATAGCTGAGTGTGTTGCACCTGAACAAATTGTACTCGTATCACTAATTGACATTGAATGGTCAGCACATGCGATACCTCTTGCTGTTGCAAATGATTGAAGACCTATTGCTTTAGATAAACAACCGATAGCTGCTGACCCATCACCATATGCACAACTAAGCACACCAATTGAAACTGCTCTTTGACCATATGCTCTTGCACCTGCAATACCAACACTACTATAAGTAGTTGCTCTACCTGTTCCTAATGCAACAGAATTTTGACCATATGCTTTTGCAAAAGCACCAAATGCTACTGCATTGCTACCTGTAGCACAAGTACTATCACCAAAAGAGAATCCATAACCATTACTACCAATACATGTTTGTCCAGTTAAAGAACCACCTAAACTAACAGTATTACCGTTAAGAACAATACCGTTATTTGCAGCAGTTGCACCTGAACCACCGCCACCACCTGCTGCCCAAGTTGCATAACCAGACGCATCAGAGGTTAATACATAACCTGCTGTTTCATTACCGTCTCTTAATCTAAAACCACATGTAGCACCTGTTGCTAAAATATCTAATCTTGCTGTTGCACCAGTAAGACCAAGACCTAATTTTGGGAAATCTCCACTCGCTGCACCTAAAATATATGAAGGGTTAGAACAAGCAACTTGTAATAAATGTTCATCACAAGAAGTTCCACAAAAACCTACAGCAAACGAATATCCAATATTATTTATTTGACTTCTACCTAAAGTAACAGTATTTGATTGATTAACCGTATTACTTAAACCTATTGCGACCGATGAAGCAGTATTAACAAGATTTGTATTACCAATACCAACACTTCCAGTGTTAAGTACTCGACTTGAAACACCAATAGCAACAGAGTTTGTATTTGTTGCACAAGCACTACCACCAATAGCAACTGAATTTGAATTTGTTACACAAGCACTACCACCAATAGCAATACCTCTAAAACCAGTAGTAACTGTTGTTGCACAACCAATTACTACAGTACTTGTTCCAACACTAACTGCACTCTCACCAATAATAATAGAACAATCACCAACATTTTGATTACCACCAACACCTCCACCAGCTTTATATCCCATCACAATGAAATTGTCACCATGTGAACCACTCGTACAACCAGCAGCAGTACCAATTGCAATACCTCTATCAGCACCAGAACCTTTGATACAAGTATTTATACCTATTGCAATTGCACAGTTTGCACCAGTATCAATTGTAGCTGAGTTTCCAAAAGCAATTGCATTTGTTCCATTCGATGTTGCATTATAACCAATTGCAAAAGAACCTGCACCTGCTGTTGGATTATTACCTATTGCAATACCTCTAATGCCTGTTGTATTAGCACCACTACCTAATTCAACACTGGTTGTTGAAGCACCTCCCGCTCTTAAAATTGAAGTACCGCTTATTGCAATATTACCAACAACATTTAATTGTCCTGTTGATTGCGTCCAAGTAAAATCTGATGTGCCACTAAACGAACCGCTATTATTAAACTGAACATTTGTATCTGCTCCACCCGGTGTTCCACCACCGCCACCGCCAAGCGATGCTTTTGAAACATATTCAACAATTCCAGTTGTAGTGTTTCTTATTAAAACTTGGTCTGATGAACCACTTGCTGGTGTGCTCATTATCGCTAATTTTGACAATGCAGTAGCACCTGTATAAGCTGTCCCTGTTAATTTAATCGTATCTCCACCAATGATTGTTGCACCAATGTTACCCACCTCAATATTGTGATTACAACCACCTAAAATTGTTGAATAATGAGCATTAGCACCATGACCACCTACTTGATTACTATCATTAGTTGAAATATTTAATGAACTACAACCACTTGCTATAATATCTTTTCCAAAATCAAAACGACCTAAACCGCCAGCAAACGAGAAATCACCACATGCAATTGTAAAACCACCCTGCGTATGTGAAAAACAACCAAAAGAACATGTTTGTCTACCTTCTGCGTGTGAGTATGCACCACATGCAAATGTTTCACAACCCTCAGTATGTGAGAATGTACCAATTGAGAATGTACCATTACCTTCTGCATGTGAAAAATTACCACGTGCTTTAGTACTAAAACCTTCTGCATGTGAACTTTGACCAGTTGCACATGTACTATTACCTTCTGCGTGTGAATAAGTACCTATTGCACGTGTTTGTTTACCTTCTGCATGTGAAAAATTACCAACAGCACATGTACCATTACCTTCTGCGTGTGAACATGCACCCGGTGCAAGTATAAGATTACCATGTGCAAATGATGTGTTTCCAGTTACACCAGCACCTCTTGTACCTAATGTAACCGCCCCATCATTAGCATCATCAATAAAAAATTTAGCGTTGCCACCAAACGAACCTGCATTGTTGAATTGAACTTGGGTGTCTGAACCGCCCGGAGTGCCACCGCCACCAGTTCCTGCTGAAATAGTAATAGTATCTGTACCTTCTATTAATTGTACACCAGAACCACCAGAAAGTGATTTGAATTGTAAATTATTTATGAATGTTTTTCCTTTGAAAACACCTGAACCGCTACCAACGTTTTCACCAGTTACGGCTGCACCTACTAAATTTAATGTACTTCTACTCATTTTATTCTCTTTTTATATAAATACTATTTTATATTGCTAAACTAACCTCAATTGGTTTTTGTAGTTCTTCTAATGTCTTTTTTCTTTGGATTTTACTATTGATTCTTTTTTTTAAAATAATAGGAATTTTTTGTTTACCAATTTCTCCCACATCTAATTCATCGTTCTGAATTGAAATTATTTTCTCATTAAGATAATCAATTACCCTTTGTATTTCTTTTATTTCCTTATCGTATTGTAATTCCATTTTTATATTTTAAAAAGCTGCTTGTGCAATTGAAGTTACACATCTTGTACCCAATGCCCCTAAATTTACGTTTCCATTTGTGTTACCAAATGAACAATAAACATATAATTGTCCAGAAGCATATCCATAACCACCACTACCAGCACCATATACACCCCTTGAACACGTTATTAAACAAACATTATCATTACTATCAATTGGACCAACAACTGTTGTACCAAAACAATTTGTATATCCTACAGTTGTTCTATTTACAACACAACTCATTGTGGTGACACCATTACACGCTACTCGAACAGTTTGATAACCACGTGAAAAACTACCTTCTGCTGTCGCATATGCTTTCCAACAAATACATGCACACCATGTTTGACTTGCTTCTAATGCAGGGTCATATGTAAGACACGAAAACACACAATGACAACAAGTAAATTGTGAACCTAATGTTGAATAACAATTTATACCAAGTTCACTACCAGAACTAAATCCTTCAAATTCACTCATTGAATGTGGTCTTGCACCTGAACCAAATGCAGTATCACCTAATGTTAGTAATTGTTTAGGTGTAGTAACATTTCCATCTACTTCTCTTGCTATGGAACGTGTAGTTCCTTCTGCATCTAAAATTGCTAATGGTCTGGTTGGTAATGCCATAATTTATTAATTTACTATTTCACAAATAGGTGAATCAAATTGATCATTTATAAAAGCAACAGTTTCAGTATATATTGTTGAAACATTTACATCTTCGGTAGATAATTTTCTAAATTCATCTTCAAAATCTTTAATTCTAACAGGTTCATAACCATTTTCAAAAATTTGTTTATTTCTAAAAAAACTTACTCTTGCAACATAACCATCAAATAATGAAGGAAATTCAATTTCCAATGATATGTGTGCTCCTGCTGATACAACACTACCATCAACTGCTGTTAATCCTGTTAATGTAACTATATCTTTTTTCATATTATTTTTATTATAAATACCGTTATTCTTTCTTTAATTTTTCTATTTCACATTTTAAGCATTTAACTTCACAAGAAAGTTCTTGAATTGCTTTAACTGCAAGTGCTGCAAACTTATCATATTTAAGACCATATCCTTCTTTATCACTACCAACCACCAATCTTGGTTCTACTTCTTTTACGTCTTGTGCAATGAATCCCATATCGTGAGTATCATCTTGACACCAAGTATAACATACAGGCATTAAATGATTAATTTTATCCAAACCACATTCGTAAGGAACAATGTCTTTCTTTCTTCTACAATCAGAAGTTGCAATCCAATCGACAGCACAACCACATGAGTTAGGTAAACAAGTTCTAATACCTGTAAGTCCAACAGCAACTTTTAGTAATGATGATGCACATAAAGTAGATGCTCTTGCACATGTTGTAAAACAACCTGTTGGTGCACAATGACAAGATGTTGCACGTGCAATACCCAAAGTACAAGTACCATCAGAACGAGTATAAAATTTAGCTAAACCATTATTATATAAACACGTTGCACCATTTTCAGTACTTTGTATATGCCATTCACTACTTGAATCATCATAAAGACCTGCTGTTGTATCATTTGCCATCCATGACCATAATCTTGTATCATGATTAACTTGAATGCCTGTCCAAGCATTTAGACCATAACAATTTATT